ACTTTTTATCTATGGAAGCCGAAGTAGAAAACGGAGATTACTTCGTAGTTTTTGCAACAGGTGTTAGAACTACGGCTAACTATCAAGCTACTGTGAATATTAATCATATCGCAGAATCGGAACACGTTGTTACTCCGGCTAAAAACAACATTATTTCAGTTCGAGGCGAAGGTAACGGTAGCACAGGCGTGTCTACAGGCGTAACAAATCTGGACTTTACGGAGGTGACTGATACGAACGGTGCTTGGGATGGAAATACCTATACCGTTCAAGATTCAAATTCTGTGATTAATTTAAAGGTCGGTACTTGTTTTACAACTTCAACCACAAGATATCTAAGACTTTATAAAAACGGAACAGCCTATAAGACTTTAGGTGAACTGGTAAGTCAAACAATTCATTACGGCTCTTATATATCTACAAAGGGTGAGTTTGCTAAAGGAGACCTTTTAACTATTCGATCAGAAAATAACGGCGGTACATTAAATAATTTAACAGAGTTTCACTATATCAACATCACTGAGTACAAAGACGCTCAGTTCCTCGCAGCCGTTCCTGTTCAAAAAACTGCTGTATTAAAAGACGTAAAGACGGATGGCACTAACGGTGGCACCTTTACTGGAGGTTCATGGGTTACAAGGACATTAAATACCCTAGAAAACCCTAGCAATATGCCTATAAGCTTAAGCAGCAATCAATTCACCTTACCCAAAGGTACGTACGAAATCGACGGGATTTGCCCCGCATTTGAGGTTAACTTTCATATATGCAAGTTATACAATGTTACTGACTCAAGCGACGAGCTAATAGGGCTTAGTAGTCGATCGTGGTCTAGTGGCTCTACCCAAACAACGTCTATCATAAAAGGTGTAATTCAAATCACAGAAAGCAAAACTTTTGAGTTGCAGCATATTTGCGCAAATACAAAGACACTTAACGGTCTAGGCACTGCGGTATCCGTAACAAGTGCAGACGAGGTTTATTCACAACTTACTATTAGGCAAATTAAATAACAACGAGGTTTGAATAACAACTTTTAGCGAACACATTCAAAAAACACGTAGTGAGAAAATCACATTGTGCCACGTTATGGAATGGACTTCGCAAGGTGAACTTAAATACATTAAAGAAACAACAAGATTTACTTAACCATAGGAGGCGCATATCGCATTCTCAGTACTACCCGGTTTGACCGCCGCAGATATTCAAGTCCAACTACCCGCGCAAGGTGATACGGATTGGGCAATTAACCTTCGAGACCTAGCCTTTAAGCTACTAGCTCAACACGATCACACAGGAAACGGCAACGGTAGAAAAATTGACACAAACGCTATTGAGCCGGAGGCTGTCGATGATACTAAGATTTTGCTTAACAATAATGGCTCTTTAAATTCTTTAAGTAATACTAGTTCTACTATACCTATACTTAAGCTCTCGGCTACTAACAAGGTAGAAATTGAAACAGATATAGACGTTCTTAATATGAGCAACAACACTTATATTACATCTACAGACCAGTTAGGCACAGGAAATGTAAATATTGTAAGGGTTAATGGTGGTGATAGGTTAGAGTTTGGTGCCGAAATCTCCGCAGCCAAGCTAAAGCAAAACACTTACCTCACAGGGCGAAATGCCGCAGATGATGGTGACGTAAATATCGCCAAAGTAGACAGTCAGGATCGAGTTCTTTTACAGGACACACTTTACGTGAAAGGAACCGCTACCTTAGCAGATAACACTAGTGTGGCTGCAGCGGTCCCAAACCTACCAACGGTTAGTACAGATGAGACAATATTTATGTTCTTTAAAATTGTTAGAAACGGTGATGTACAATTCGGTCAGGTTATTTTTGATGAGGATGGAACCAATTTAGTACAAGAACTTACTGGTGATGATGTGGGTGTTACGTTTAGTAATGATGCCGGAACATTAGACTACACAACTACAAGTACTGGCAATGCCGCTACTTTAACTTATACTATTATAAAGGTGTGATATGGGTTTTGGAAATAAAATGACAGGTGCGGGCGGAGGCTCTGGCTTAGGTTATTATGAAGATGAAGATAAAAAACTTAAAGAACAATATTCTTCTGCATCACCTTATAATAAACCTAAAATAGCCAAGCAAATCAGAAAAAATCAGGCTTCTATGCGAATAACAAAACAAGCCAATAGCTCTACTAAAGAAAATACGTCCGGAGGCGATTCTGGCGGGGCAGATACCGCATCTAAAATCCTTAATTACTCTGAGCTTGCAGGAAGTGCCTTAGGTCTTGGTGAAAATAAGACCAGTACATCAGATCAGGTAGCCTCTAACACTCTTAAATACGCATCTATGGGTGGTTCAATTGGCGGCGCACCCGGAATGGTAGTAGGTGCTGTTATTGGTGGTACTCTTGGTGCTATTAAGGCAAGACAGGCTAGAAAGGCTGCAAGATATGAAGCAGAGGCAGACAAGCAGGAAGCTTTTGCAAAGATAGAAGGTGAGAAGGGTGACAGAATACAGCGCGCTATGGCGGGATTGGGTCAGGCTTTTTCAAGAAACTTAAGTAGAAGATTACAAGTGAGGCTTTAGTGAAAAATAAAAAAGAACTTAGAAAGAAAAGTATTATTCAAAGAATTTTAGGATTAAACTCTAACAGAAAAAAGCAACAAGATATGGGATATACAGAAGGTTTTGTTGGGCAGAAAAAACCTAAAAAGAAGAGAGATTAATAAATGAGCAAATATATTAATGCCATCATAGACGAGGTTCGCGAAAGTACCGAGAACGAGGAATTTGATGCAACCATAGGACTAAGTGATGAAGAATTGGTTAAATTCATTAATCAGGCGCAGAATCGTCTTCATAGCAAAATTGTTGGTCTTCATAAACAAGTTTTTGCCGAAGAGAAAACGATTAATGCTAGTAGTGACACAGAATCGTATTCGCTGTTCTTTAATTCGTATCTCAAGAACTACGTCTCATCAATCGAATATTCCAGTACTGGTCAGACGGATGACTACTACCCTCTTCGTCCTACTTCTCACCATAATCGCTATACAGGTGCTGATGGTTACCCAGATTATTACTTTATAAGGGCGGGTAAGTTCTATGTGCTACCTACACCAACAGATTCTAATGGTAAATATCGCGTAACGCATATTCGCCGACCAAAAAACCTAGATAAGAGAAGAGGGACAATTGTTGCTTCTGGTTATGATAGCACTACTGCACCTACCTACTTAGATATTAGTTTTGTAAATGGTCAAAATGCTGACCTTAACTTTCTTAACAAAAGAAGTTATATAACAATCGTAGATAAGCATGGTGTTCAAAAGATTGCTAATATTAAGGTGGACACAATAACGACAGGAGCCGGAAGTGGGGATGCTCGTATTAGTATTGATTCTAGTGGTTCTTTGGAGCTTGTTTCCGCGTTAGCAGATGGTGACTATGTTGTTTCTGGTGATTATAGTACAACCCATTTAGAGTGGACACCAGAAGTAGAACGCTATATTCAGGCGTATGTTGAGTTTAAGATTCTTAAAAGAGATTCTAGTGTTGACAGTCAAGAGGCTTTTGCCGAATTGTCCGAGCTTGAAGCAGATATTTTAGATTCTTATGCAGAACTATCCGATGACATTGTAGAGATTGCTGAGATAAATGACACAGAGGACTGGATGTTTTAATGGCTGTAAGAAATATACTACAGAAATACTTTCAAAATTTTGCCGGGCTTGACCTGAGAAGTTCTGATCTTATCCGTAGTCAGAACGCTGCAACTAGTGTTCTTAATGCGGAGTTTCGAGATACAGGAGCCCTATCAAAAAGAAGAGGATATCAGTATCTTGTTCGTGGTGATCAAGGTTCTGGCGATATTGTAGCTAATGGCTTGGCTGTATGGGAAGATACAGATGTTAACACAGGTGCGGTCAATGAGCGTCTTATCGGCGTTGGTCAGGACTTATGGGAAAAGTTAATAGATAGTTTTACTCTTACTTATACTGGCACCCAAACAGCCACGTACTCAATTAAGCTAAATGCCACAAGCGGTAATTGGGAATTTATTGTTAGTGAGTCTGGTGTTGTTGTTAGTACACAAATTTTAGGTGATGGTACCGATGCCGGAGATATGACCGTTAGTACGCTAGTCACAAACCTTAATGCATTAACAGATTTCTCTTGTACTGGCGCATCGACGGCAGGAAGCGAAAAGGCAGCGTTCATACCTACAGTTATTGACCAGACAGTAGCCTCTACAGGTACAGCAATTACTGTTCATTACTGGTCGAAGATTGATACTCCATCTGGTTTAACAACCCCGTTTAATTTGCACTGGGCTAAAAGAACAGATGCATCTTTTGAGAATGCTACATTTAGTCAGTTAAATGATGTTCTCTATATATCTAATGGTTACGATAAAATGTGTAAATTTGACGGTAACAGAGTATATCGCGCAGGATTGCCTCAATCTCAGATAAATACTGTTGCAACTAATGGTGCCGGTACTGCTCTAGCCCATAACGCTCAGGTTAATTATAAAACTGTTTTTGAGTATAAAGATGCTAAAGAAAACATTATAACAGGACAATTAAGTGCAGCGTATGATTTTACAAATACGGCAGGTTCTACACATGATATTGATGTCACTGTGCATAATTTAAAGGAAAGTTCCGGAACCATAACAAACGACGGATTCAATATAGATCAGGCTACAGTAAATGGCGCACAAGCCACAGTAAATAGCATCACTGTTGACTCTGGCAATCCGCTCAAGGTTGGTGATTTTGTCTATATTGATGATTCAGTTAGTGGTACAATTGTTCAAAGAAAGGTAACAGCCAGTAGTGATACAAGCATTACTGTTGATGGCGATGCTGTCACTGTTGCAGATAATGCGATTATTTCAAATATTAAAATTATAGTTTATAGAACTATTGACTTTGCTGCCTCTGGTGTTCCGGGTTTATTTTATGTTACTGGTGAAGTTGTTAACGATAAAGATAATGATACTCAGGTTTTTGTTGATACTACTTCTGATACAAATCTACAGGGAAATATACAATTAGTAGAACCAATCAAGCCACATGGTCTGCCGCCAGTTTGTAAGTATATGATTGCATGGCGCGGTCAGCTTGTTCTTTCTGGTAACATTGATTCAGTCAACACTGTTTACTACTCTGATATTGAGTCACCAGAATACTTTCCGCCTGCAGATCAGTCTTTTGATGTTGATAGACCAGTGACAGGTTTATATGCTCAAGACTCTTTTTTATATGTTTTTGAAAGAGAGCGTATTAATGCGGTTAATGGTGATTTTGGTGTTGATGAATTTACTGTCAGTAGGGCGAGTAATGAAGGCATTGGTTGTATAGCGCACCATAGTATTCAGGAAGTACAGTCTAGAGTATTCTTTTTATCCAGAGAAGGTGTTTATGCCATATCGCAACAGAACGGTCTTGAAGAAGTAGGAGCCGCGATTGAGCCGCGTTTTGGGTCTAGATCTTCTTACGACTTTAACCAAGCAGTAGGCTTTAACTGGCGGTCAGAGGATAAGTACTTATTGTTTTTACCCAAATTAAATCAGGCATCTGGAAACGCCATATCGGCAAATGATGCCACAACTGAAATATATGTTTTTGATTATTTCCGAAATGCTTGGCTGCAGTGGGATAATTATAACTTTATGGGTGGAATTGTAGATTTCAATAATAAGCTTCACTTTATGAGAAGAAGTACAAGTGGTGGAAGTACTCCCAATTCCCAACTAATCAGACTACTCAACACTGGTACCGAATTTGACTACTCTGACCACACGGCAAGTATAACTTTTGAATACAACACTCATTGGGAAACATTGGGCGATCCGTCTGTATGGAAGAAATTCTTAAGAATCAAGATCCATGCACTAGATAGTACTTTGGCTTCTTTTGAAGGAAACGCCTTTGATCTAACCGTACAAGCCAAGCATAATTTTGACCCAGATACAATTGTAGGGGAATTTACAATTGATTTTTCCGGTGGTGCCGAAGGATGGGGTAATGGCGGATGGGGTGTTGTACCTTGGGGCGGAGCCCGGCTTAAAGGAGCCAAGAACAAATTAGCTTCTAAGAAGGTGCGATCTCATCAACTTAAGTTTAGTAATGATATATTACAAGAAAACGTGCTTATTTCCGGCTATGAATTAGAAATTGTAACACCTTACAGCCCGAATATTAAGGAATAATAAATGGCTAAGTTTGGTAGATTAGAATTAATTAATAAAATCAGTCAGTTAACTAAAGAGTTGTCTACTGGTTTAAGAAACCTTAAGTTTGAGGACAATTTCGACTCTTTTCTGGTTGAGATTAGCCTCGCGGCAGGTGAAGAAAAAAATAATATTCGTAACGAGTTGAAAATATTACCAACTCAGTATATAATAGTTTTTCAAACAGGAAATGGATTAATAACCGCCGGAGATACTGCTTGGACTACTAACTATATTAGTTTTAAGAATCATGGCTCTAATGCGGTTACAGCAAAAATTAGAGTATTAAGATAGGAGATATATCAAATGGCTACAGATAGCAAAAAACCCGGA